TAAAAAGTTTATTATTATTCTCATTGTTATAATCGTTCAAGTTAGTTGTGTCACTACATTTCTCATTATCATTATCAGGATCAATACCATCATCAAAATGATTGTATTCTTCCTGTATTATATCATTTCTATCAATAGTTTTAAAATAATGAATACATGTTTTAACAAAATTATCGAAACTATTTTTAATATCAGGATTGATTTCATTATAACTTGTATCTTTTTTTAATAAGAGTTCACGTGTTAAATTTAATACTCGCTTTCTATAAAATTTTTTTTCTTTTTTGTTTATGCTATGCATTAAACTACTTTTTTGCATTTTAAGATATACTTCTTTGTTTATTAAACAATCCACTGTTATTTGATGTACTAAATCTTCATACATTTTATAATAACTTATAAATTATTAAATATATTTTAACGTTACTTCATATGAACACTTAAAATTGTGTAAAATCAATGTTTTCTTCGTTTAGATTTACTCTTTTTTGTTTTTCTCTTTTTTGTTTTTCTGGTTTTTGTTTTTCTGGTTTTTCTGGTTTTTTTTGATTTTCTTGATTTCCGAATACGTCTTCCACCTTCTGGATTGTTAACATCAGAAATTAATTGAGCTTCTTCATAATCATCCTCAGTAACAAGTGGCGAAAAGTTGTAATCATCTTTACGTAACAAACTATTATATGGTTCATTCTCAGCACCTGATTTATCTAATAATTTGTCTATTTCACCCAAATTTTCACGGTCATCATAATCAGTATCACCATTTGTTTTATCAATTCCGTACTTGTAAACAAAAGCTACCCATTTCGTTGGTAACCAATGATACGTGCTATCTTTTTCATTTGGGTCAGCGCCATCTTTTAACAATTCTTCGACTTTTTTTGGATTTTTAGCAATAATCGCATTTATAAGAGATGTATAATTACCTTTTAATGCTTCTTCTACACGTTCTCTATCATCCATATTATATATATATATATATAATATTAAAATAATAGTAATTATTTTTCTAAATTATAGCATTAAATTATTCATTATTGTATAATATAAAAATATTTTATGCTAAATCTTTTACTTGGGCCCGTGTTGGATTAGAAAACATATAAGTCCCAACTATATTTGGGTCAGGATTTGGATCAAAACTACAAAACGTCTCTTTTTCAAATAACAAACTATGTGGTTGGTTTTGATATTTATTTGGATTAAACGAATAGTTGTATAAATCACTATTGCTGTTCGGAACATACACAGCTTGACTGCATTTTTGCAATGCAAATACTTGGTTTCTTAATACTGATTCAGTATTGATGTTGGAAGAAAAACCAGACCACGGTGATTGCGTATTTCCTGGATTGAATACTGTATGTGGATTGAAAGTTGGATATTGGTTCATTCTTACACCAATCTCTCTTCTTGGATCAACTATGGGTAAGTAAGAATACTTTGTCATTACTGGTCGAACATCAACATATTGTTGTAACATTTGTGAAGGTATATTTCTATCATATATTCTTCGATTTGTTACATTCTGAATATCTGATACACATTCTTGCTTCATATTGTTCATTTTAATATAATATATAGTATGAATATAATTTTATTAATTTATTTGTAAAATATATATAAAGATATACAGTGAATTAAAATAGTATTATACTAAATGTGTGGCATATTTTGTCTTTTAAATGGTGATAAACAACAAGAACAATTTTACAAAGGACAGTTTAATAAAGGAGTTAATAGAGGTCCAGAAGACTCTAAATTCTTGGCATTTCACAATGTATTTATGGGTTTTCACCGACTAGCCATAAATGGATTAAATAGTATTTCTAATCAACCATTTAATATTAAGAACATTGTATTAATATGCAACGGGGAAATATACAACTATAAATATTTGTATGAGTTGATGAATGTTACACCAGAAACAAATTCTGACTGCGAAGTTATTATTCATTTGTATTTAAGATATGGTATTGAACAAACATTACAAATGTTGGACGGCGTGTATTCGTTTGTTCTATATGACTTACGATTGGAAAAAATTTTAGACAACTATATTTATTTTGCAAGAGACCCATATGGTGTACGACCTATGTATTTATTGAAAAATAAATATGTAAATCCTAATTCAAATATCATTGCATGTGCGTCAGAGTTAAAATGTTTGAATGATTTTTTAAACAGTGATAAATTAACTAACTCTGAAGAAACTGATAATATATATGAAATTACACAGTTTCAACCAGGGACATATTCCACATATAAATTATCAAGTCTAGCTTGTTCTAAATGGTTTGTTGTTAAAGAAAACAAATCCTATTTTACACCTTCTTTTCCATACATTTGCAACTACTACAATTCGTACATGGATTCAAGTATCGAAGACGAAAAATATGAAACGAATATCATTAAATATTTATGTGATGCAGTGAAAAAACGTTGTTTGAATACTGAACGTCCTATTGCATGTTTATTATCAGGTGGTTTAGATAGTAGTTTAATAGCAGCACTTGTTAATAATTTTTATAAAATGGAATTCGGTTTGGATAAGACAATTGAAACATATAGTATTGGATTAAGGGGGTCAGAAGATCTTAAATATGCGAAAATTGTGGCAGACTATATTGGAAGTAAACATACTGAAATTGTATTGACGGAAAAAGAAATGTTTGAAGCTATTCCAGGTGTGATTTATGCAATAGAAAGCTATGACACGACAAGCGTGCGCGCAAGTATCGGAAATTATTTACTTGGCAAATACATATCTAAAAATAGTAGTGCAAAAGTTATTTTCAATGGTGATGGATCAGATGAACTATGTGGTGGATATTTATACATGAAAAATTGTCCAGATTGTATTGAATTTGATTGTGAAAGTCGCAGACTATTAAAAGATATTCATTTATTTGATGTATTGAGGTCGGATAAATGCATATCTTCACATGGATTAGAACCTAGAACACCGTTCTTGGATAAAACATTTGTGAACTATTATTTATCCATTCCTCAAAAACTACGATTTGATAGTAATAAAATTATGGAAAAATACTTGTTGAGAAATAGTTTTACAATTGAGAATTTTCAAAATGTTTTTGGAAATCAGATATTACCTGAAGAAATATTGTGGCGGCGCAAAGAAGCTTTTAGTGACGGTGTAAGCAGTAAAGGACGTTCACTCTATGTGATTTTACAAGAATTTATTTCGACCATACTAAAATTGGAAAATTATTATGACAAAGATATTATAAATAAATATCCAATAAGCATTGAAACCGAAAAAATATATTATAAAAATATTTTTAAATGTCATTTTCCAAAATGCGAAAAAGTAGTGCCATATTATTGGATGCCGCGATATACAAATGCGACCGACCCAAGTGCCAGAACATTGGAACTTTATAACAGGTCTGAAGTTGAAAATGAAAAAATAAACCCAATGTATTACTATGTAGCTTAACTATCTTCAAATGTATATAGTATTATTTTATATATGAATAATATATATAAAATGTTATTTTCAAAAAAATTTATATATGGATATCAAGAATTAGTTTTTGATGGGATTATTAGTCTTACCTATGTACTAGTTTTTTTATATTTGTTTGGAATATCAAATTTTGCAAAAGAAAAATTAGATATCATTGATAAATACATACGAATTTATATTTGTTTATTTTTAATATTTAGGTTTAATCCTTTTAGAACAAAGTACGAGTTTACAAACTTGGATCGTAAAATAGCCTTTAGCGCTGGACTGTTTATATTTACTACTAGTATTTTAGGTTTTGTGTTTTTTTAGATGATTTATTTTTCGCTTTATTGTTGTAATACTTTTTTAACGTTTTGGGTTTATTACTGGTGTGGTTGTGGTTGTTGTTGGTTTTGCCGAAAAATTCATGCAAATGAAGCAATATGCGTTTGCTTAAAATCGTGTCTATTTTATAGTCTTCTTTATCCTTTTTCATTTCTTCAAAATTATATAATTTTATATTTTTTTCCATAAAATTTATAAAATGTCCTCTCTCCACTTCTGAAATCAATTGTTTACCTACGCTGCATTCTAGAAATCGATTGTACATTTCATCAAATGGCAAGTCGTGTATGTAAGGCTTTATATTAATATAATACACGCTTTCGTGCATCATTTCAGGATAAAAATTGTCATCCAAATAGCATATTTCCGCATTTTTTGGCAGCATTGTACATCTGATAAAGTCATCATATGTTTTATTATTTGTTGTTCTACAAACTTCAATCCTTTTTCCGTTTATTTTAAATGCAGAAATAATTTTATCAAACAGTTTGTATTTCATCTTAGTTTCAAAATAGGAAACAATATTATTTGTCCAATTATCATGCCCTTGATTATTTGTGTATATCATTAGTTTTTGACAACATTGTGTTTGTTTTTTATTTTTTAAATAGTCTAGAATATTCATTATATTTGGTCTTAAAAATTCTGGATACAAGTCTAAAATTTTGATGAATTCTGGTTGTTGCAGTTCCGATATATTGTTTTTGGATAAATACAAATTTAAACAATCCCAAAATATTCCAAATTCAACAAAATATCCTAATGTTTCGTCTAAATCAAAGACGACAATTTTCATCACGATATAATATAATTAGTTTATAACTTTTAACAAAATTATGATTTTATGCATAGTATAGTTATATTTTAATATTTGTATAATTTAGGTAAACTAAAAACTTAACAATGGAATTGCATAATGAAGACTATATAGACATACTAAATTACTATAAAGTACCTGTACCAAAATCAAAAAGACTGCTTCAAATAGAAGCAGAAAAAATACTAGCTTCAAAATTATGCAAATGTATCAAGAAAGTGAGTGTGGTTTCAAAGCCTGAAAATGAGGCAAGGGCAATTGGAATTTGCACTAAAACAATTTTTAATAATAAAGGATATACGCGTGGTAAATTTAAATGCAAAGGCAAACGTTATGTTAAATATAATAAGACAAAAAAGTCGCGCATTTGAAGAATTAAATTATGTTCATTAAATTAATTTGCTCATAATATATATGTCTAATAAACATAAATTTTATGATGTTATTATTGTTGGGTCGGGAATGTCGGGTTTGTACTCCGCTTATAAAATAAAAAAAAATTCACCCAAAACTTCATTTTTAGTTTTAGAGAAATATAAAAAACAATGGGCTGGGGGTAGAACCAGCAATTATGAATTTTATGGTGTTCGTGTTGTAACGGGTGCTGGTATTGGTAGAAATGATACGAACCCTCTTTTGAAGAAACTATTAAAAGAGTTGAAAGTTCCATATAAAAAAACTGTTTCTACAATGGATTATTCTAAATTATTACATCATCAAAACGAATTTGATGTGGTAAAAGTAATAGACCATTTAAAACGTGAATACAATAAAAATCCAGCAAAGTACAAGCACATGACATTCAAAGAATTTGGTACATTGATTTTAGGAGATATCAACTACAAATTGTTTACTATTTATGCTGGTTACACTGATTACGAAAATGCGGATGTATACGAGACATTGTATGATTATGGTATGGATGACAATAAAGGAGGATGGACTAAGTTGTTAATTCCATGGAAAGAATTGGTAGAAAAATTGTGTGACTATATTGGCAATAACCATATTAAATATTCCAACAATGTCACAGAAGTGACAAAAATTAGTGGCGATCATGACGATCATGAGAGAAGACGCGAACCATGTTTATTTGAAATACGCACAGAAGAAGGTCACATATATTATTGTAATAGAGTAATTGTAGCTACAACAATAACGGGAATTATGAAGTTAGTTCCAGGTGCGTCAAATCCAAAAAGTCCATATCAACAAATTCACGGACAACCATTTTTGAGATTGTATGCAAAATTCGATGCAAAATCATCGGCATTGTTGCGACAATATATTCAAAACTATATTATTGTTCCTGGTCCATTGCAAAAAATAATACCAATGAATGCTGAAAAGGGCGTTTATATGATTGCTTATAGTGATAATGAAAATGCAGTTATTTTGAAAGATCATTTGAAAAATACTTTGGAAAATAGAAATTTATACGAAAAACTGATTGAAGAAAGTCTTGGAATGCCAACGGGGAGCTTGAAAATTCTCGCGATTAAAGATTTTTATTGGCCAGTTGGTACACACTACTATGGACCTTTACACGGATTTAAAAGTCGCGAAGAATTTGTCGAAAAAATTCAACATCCTATGGATGGAATGTTGGTCGTTGGTGAAGTTGTGAGTACATACCAAGGATGGGTCGAAGGTGCGTTAGAAAGTGTTGAAGCCGCCGTAACAAAGAAATGGATTAAATATTCAACACCACTTTTTTGAAAAGTGGTGCAAATCTACTTTTGAGAAAAGTAGAGCAAAACAACTTTTCAAAAAATGGTGTAAAATAGTTTGGCTCAACCTTTTCCAAAGGTTGAAAACATATAATAAGCATGATAACCTATGGCTGCAAAACCAAGCATAAATATAAATTCGTAACAATATCTAGGAGTATTCTGTTTTTCATATCCAGTATAAATCAGTAAAGGTGCTACAATTAGCACATGAAACAAATTAACCCACGCATTTTTACCCTTGACTATTTTTGAAAATCCTTTGTATCCGTGATACAATAATATGAGTATACCAGTTGCTAAAATTACGTTATACATGAACGTTGGCATATTTTTTTGTTTTATACCAATGTACAAAAATAATCCTCCGACGAATATAATGTGAAATAAGTGCACAATAGTAGAATTCATTTTTTATAATATATGTATATAATATATATATATATTATAATACAAAATGGACAAATTTAGTTATGAAAATACGGAAGTCACCCAAAAAGGTGGCAAAAAAATAGTGCGTAAAGTAAGCATCAAAAATGGCAGAGCAACAAAAACCGTAACTAAATATCATCGAGGGAAACACGTAGGAACTGCAAAGAAACACATTCACCAGAACCACGTTGAAATGATTTTTTCAGGTAAATTCGTAAAAGGGTTATTTAGTGATTGTAAATGCGGTAAAACAAGAAGTCGTAAACTACGCAGAAGATAACACCTTTCCCAAAGGTTGAAGTTTTGGCTCAACACCACTTTTTGAAAAGTGGTGCAAAACTTTTGTTTTGGCTCAACCTTTCCCAAAGGTTGAAGTTTTGGCTCAACCTTTCCCAAAGGTTGAAGAGTTGCTCAAATGATCCAGCGCAGAAAGCAGGACCAACTCTTGTTCAGTTAATTTTTGAAATACCAAGTTTTCATCCAATTTGATTTGAAATCGCTTATTTGCAAAACCAAAGTTTTTACAAATAAGATATACACCATCATCCTTGATTTTTGTCTCGCAAAACAACGCACCTTTTGTTATATGAACGTTTGTCGGGTCTTGTAGTGGGATCCATCGTATGTACGTCCCATATTTCAAGTCCTGCAATTCATCGACATATTTGTATCCTTTTATTTTTTTCATTATTTCTAAAGAATGTTTACGTTCCAGTTGCAGTTCATTAATAATTTTTAAATTCATTTCAATAATTTGTTTAGATGTAAAATTCAACAAAGTTTCATTTGTTTCATCATCCAACGCTTTTAATAATTTGTTTACATCCATCTTTAAAACTGAGTATACAGATATATAGTAAAATATTCTTATATTATTATCTTCGTTGTGTTTTAGACAATATTTACCTTGAAGTATTATATATAACACTATACAAATGAACTTTTATGTTTCCATAACTACAATACAAAAATACAAAGTTGCTTTAGATATGTTACTCAATTCATTACCAAATGAATGGAAAAAAAAATATATATTGGTTTACCAAGATGAGGAGGCTAGTGGGTATAAAGTTTTTGAAGATGGTCACATTGAAGTTTATATGATAAACAACTTATCTGATTATGGAAATTGGGTTGGTGTAAATTTACTACTAGAGAAAAATGTAGTTCCTCAGGATAGTTGGTTTTTGTTTATACATGACACTTGCAAATTTTTGAATAATAATAGTGTGAACCAAACCTACGAAATTATCAAAAGACATAACGAGACGGACATAGATATTTTATGGTTATGTGAGACAGGACAATGCAATATATGTTTAGTACGTAGAAACGCGATAAAATACGGAAATAATTTTTATAAAAATATTATTTATATGACAAAAATGGAAACCATTGCATATGAATGGGATCATAAACACCAGTTAAGTCCAAAATCATTTGGTGTCACGCAAAAATTTTTGAAATTTCCTGCAAAACATTTGGGTAAAAGATACGTTTATAACAATACAAAAAAACGAGATGTTTTATTGTATGAAAGTATAAATCTAGAAAAGTACTATTATCACACAGAGAAGGAAAGTGATCATCCGTTTAGTCCCTAGCTTCAACCTTTCGAAAAGGTTGAGCCAAAGCAACTTTTAGAAAAAGTTGCGCAAAATAGTTTGGCTCAACCTTTCTTAAAGGTTGAAGTTTTGGTTTTACCTTTTTATAAAAGGTAAAGTTGCGCGTTTAAAAATTCATTTAGAATAATTATATAACTATTTTTGTAAAAATAATTTATATATATATAGTATAAAATGACAAGTTGGAAATCGACTACAGTGACTGAAAATACGGCATCATTCCAAAGTGTAGCATCAGATTACAGTGGACAATATTTAGTTGCGGTTGGTGGTAGCGCAAATAGTAGTGAGGGGTTGTCTATACATCGAATAATTATGGTGGGAGTTTTACAAATGTCCAAGCACCAAATAGTGGTGGTGCTTGGACAACTGTAGCATCAAATTATAATGGACAAAGTTTAATTGCGGCGATAAATAGCGGTAGTGCTGGTTCTCAATATATTACATCAACTGACGGAGGTACTAATTGGTCATCACCAACTAGTTTTCCGAATAGTTTTTTTGCTTTCAGCGTAGCATCAGATTCTACTGGAAAAAATTTAGTTGCGGTCGGTCTTAATGGTAGTAATTCATATTTTATTTATACGTCAAATAACGGAGGTACTAATTGGATAGGAGTTATAACAACAGGACTACCTACTGGTGTAATTTGGACTAGTGTAGCATCAGATTCAACTGGAAAAAATTTAATTATTGCGAACAATAGCAACGATAGTTATTTTTACACATCAACAGATGGAGGTACTACGTGGAAAGCAGCAGATACACCTACTTCTCGTTGGAACTATGTAGCATCAGATAGTAGTGGAAAATATTTAATTGCTAGTGCTTATATTAGTGGTTTACCCGGTGCTCTATCAACACCTTATATATATACATCAATTGATAGAGGCCAAAGTTGGGTAAACCAAACACCAGCAATTAATAGCTTATTAAATATTACTTTAGCTACTATTGGCGGTCAGTATTCTGTGGCAGCATCTTCTAGTGGAATTTTTTTCGCAATTATTGGTAATAGTTTCATTAGTTTATCTAATACAGGTATTTGGAGTGTTATACCAACAACACAATCAATACTCCTATCCTCACCATCATATATGGCATGTAATCAAGCAGGAAATGAATTTTTAGCAACATCAGTTGACCTAGATTTTCTAGTTACTTTTACATCTACAACAACGCCAGTACCAACAACAAAATCCAAAGCACAAACAACTACTACAACTTACACCAATACTAAATCAAGAAAGATAGATGTCAAATCTAGTATTGGTATTGAACGATCTGACAGGTTTATGATAAGAGGAACAACACAAAGTGAAATAGGTACTGTAGACTATGTTGGTAGTATCTATTCAGTTGAACCTTTAAAAAACTCTTATCCTTCGGGTAGTATGGTTTATATTTATCCTGCAGGTACTTCCGATGCGGACATTTATGCAGATCAAAACTTACCTATTCCAACTCCTGCAATAACACCTGCAATAACACCTGCAATAACACCTGCAATAACACCTGCAATAACTCCTGCAATAACTCCTGCAATAAATACCATTATTCCTGTCGCTGACATATGCTTTCTTAGAAATACACCCATAGAAACTGACCAAGGAATTATATCAATACAAAAAATCGATCCTTCTCTACACACGATTAACAATAAAAAGATTATTACTGTTACCAAAAGTGTCACGGAAGACAAGTTTTTAATTTGTTTTGAAAAACATTCATTGGGTGAAAATATACCAAGTGCAAGAACCATTGTCAGTAAATACCATAAAATACAAAATAGAAAAGGAAAAATGATGGATGCTTACAAGTTTTTGGATTATTATGAAGATGTCAAAAAAATCGACTACGATGGAGATATACTATACAACATTCTAATGGAGGACCACGAAACAGTCAATGTAAACAACCTAGTTTGTGAAACATTACATCCTGACCACGAAATTGCAAAGTTGTACAAAAACAATTATTCTGATGAATACACGGACACCGTAATTGCATTTATGAACTATTCGAAGAAAGTATCAACCTTTCTCAAAGGTTGATGTTTTGGCTCAACCTTTCTTAAAGGTTGATGTTTTGGCTCAACCTTTCTTAAAGGTTGATGTTTTGGCTCAACCTTTTCCAAATGTTGATGTTTTGGCTCAACCTTTTCCAAATGTTGATGTTTTGGCTCCACCTTTTCTAAAGGTGGAAAAGGTTGCTTACCACGACCCAAAAGCACCACCTCCTAGCACTGAATTAGCAGCCATTGGCTCCATAAATCCTTCGGACATTCCAGGTGTTGCTGCTCCTGGCATCGGTGTATTATCTTGTTGATACATATTATTATAGTTAGGAAGTTGCTGAGCACTTTGCGAGTAAGATTGACTTGAGTTGGACATGTCACTTGGTAATTGACTTATTGAAGTACTACCGCCATACAAAGCCTGGTTCATTGCGCCTTGATTGCCTGTTATTGGCATAGCCCCAGCCATTGACATATTCTGTCCTGAAATAGGTTGCGAAACTTTCACATTTCCCTTACCTTTTCCCTTTCCATTTTTTCCTGGATTGACTTTGCCTTCCCACAGTTCTGTAAGTCTATCTACTAAAATACTTACTTTCTCTCCTAATTTTGTTTGTAAACTTAGAGTAATCATCAAGATTGCTAAAACACTAAAAATAACTTTGTATTCAGGATATTCCATTCCACTATACGTAGGAACATATGTAATAATACGATGTATCAATAACATTCCCAAAAACATGAGAATAACTTGTACTAAAACTTCTGCTAAAATCTCGATACTTCCCTTTTTCTCGTCTGCTTCCGGAACATATTTTTGCATTAACTTATTCAAAATAATTATAGGTATGATTGCAATTAATGTATATTGTATTAAATTTAATATGTCAGATTTAGAATCATTATCAAAATTAAAAACATGCTTAAAAAATCCTTTTTTTGAATTATCTGAACTATCCATATGATTTATAAAAAGAAATTAAATAATTTAAAAACTAATTAAAACCTAATTATCAAAATAATTTATAAATAAATGGTGTCATAAAAAGTATTTTTGGCAAGATAATGCGTTTTTCTACATAATCGATAAGCTAAAAAATACCTCTACATGAAATGTATCAGCGTTCTGTCGACATACCCATAGGTTCGCTATTTAACATATAATCGTATTATTTTTGATACATCTTTTAGCGAAACATTGTCGTGTAAAGGCATATGAGTTTGTTTATTTTATGGGCAACTGTCACATTTATCAAGAAGACCCTTTAAATTTCCAACTTTAGAAATTGTAAACAAGAGAGAAAATGTCAATGATTATGTTGTCGATGATTTTCATTTAATTGCTTAAATATTTTATGTATATAATATATGCCTAAATATTCTAGATATTCTAGAAAACACAGAAGAGGTGGAAAACCCCCAAATAGATCAACTGATTATGCAGAAGGTAATGAACAACGCGTTGAATACTCAGAGCGTGAGAACTCGGATCGTGAGAATAACATGGTCGAGCCGCCAGCGAAACAAGCGAAACTTGAAATTGGAGAAGTAGATCCACAATCAGTAGGTCTTAATAAAGAACAACGTAATGAATACCACAGACAACGAGAGGAAGAAAATATGTTAGCTTATCGTAAAAAATTCGGAAGACAAGGCCCATTTACAAGAATTGATGATGATGATGATGATGAAGCCAGAGGGGGAAGGAAAAGAAAAACTTCCAAAAAGAGAAAAACATCTAAAAAGAGAAAGGGTTCCAAAAAGAGAAGAAGTTCTAAAAAACGTTAAAAATCGTAAGTCTAAATTATTTAGTAAATGCGTAAGTAATTTAGAAACAAATTGTTTTAATAATTATATTGTAAATGAGTAGTAGTTCTAGATCCATTGCAGCAGCTAGACAAAGACGAGCTGGAGAACAAACACAACAAAGTAACAGTAGACCTGTTACATCAATTTCATCGCAAGGAGCATTTGCACAACAGTATCAACAACAACAACAACAAAGAATGGGACAAAACATACCAATTGGAAGTAAAAATGTCAGATCAGCTCAAGCGCAGTCACAAAGTGCAAACTACCAGACATCGCAACAATCACAACAAAGTACAAAAATTAGTGTATCAAACGCAGTTGGACTAATTACCTTAAGACTGGGTAAACTAGAACAAATGATCAATGATATGACTTTCGAAGAAGGTGGTATGAACTTAAATAATAACGGGGAAGGAATACCGCCCAATATGAAATTGGTATCTGACGAAGTTTTTGAGAATATTGTCAACCGTCTTAACTTATTAGAAAGTAAAATATTAAATTCAAAAAATATGGAAAGTCATCTAGAAAAATTAGAAAGAGAAATGAGAGAAATGAAAGGAGTTATAACAAACAGTCACAACGCTTTGTCTAATTTTATTAGTGAAACAAATGAAAAATTTATCGATGTTGAATCGGCTTTAGCTTTAATTGAGGAAAATGCTCAAATCAATATTGAAGGACCTAACGAAATAGTCGATTCTTCGGAGAATATTGAAGTTAATGAAAACACCGTTGACAATGTTGACAATGTTACTTTAGAATATAGTGAAACCAACGAAAACAATGAAACCAACGAAAACAGTGAAACCAACTAAACTAAATGAAAAATATACATATAAATTTAATTTTTAAAAATATTAAATTTATATATTTTAATGAATTATAATTTTAATAATATTACCAACTTTAGTCAAAGTATAAACATGAAAATAAACGAAAATAAGTTGCAAGAACTTTTGCATAATTTTTGTCATATTAAAACAAACAATGAAATAGCAATAAACTATAAATATTTTAAAATCATCAACACATTTATCGATAAAAACAATATTTTGAACTATTTAATATTCATTGTAGAAAATATTTTGAAGAACTACAATACTTTTATTGTTCATGTCAACATTGAAAAATTAACATTGTTGGATATTGATAAAAACAAAGACTTTGTTCAGGATATGTCTAACACATTAAAAGATAGGTTTCCAGATAAATTAGAAGTATGTTTAATTTATGAAGGTTCATTTATATTTAAACAACTTTACAATGTATTATCTTTGTTTATCGATAAAAAAACGCTCAAGAAAATCAAATTTAATGATTGAAATGAGCCAATACTATAAACCAAACTAATATAAAACCAAACTAATATAAAGTCTACTTTTGTATTATAGTTATATAAAAATATATGCCAAATTGGTGTTATAATTATGCACTTTTAACTTGTCCATCCAAAGAAACTTATGATAAATTATTGGATGCAATAACAAAACAATCATGGTTCAAAACTTTTGCACCTCTTGGACCAGATGAAGATGACTGGACCTTTGAAAAAGCAAATGAAATTTGGAATACAAAATGGCCACCACAAGAATTAGAGATAGGTTGTAATGATGAAACAGAGTTTATTATTGATCTTACTTTTAATACAGCTTGGAGCCCACCCATTGGTGTGTATAAAACAATGTATGCGAACTTCGGTATAACTACAACTGCATATTATGAGGAATTAGGTAATGAATTTTTCGGAAAATGCGCTTATTCTCCATACGAAGAATGGGATGATACTTTTGATATTCCATCTAATCAAACAGAGTTAGATGAAACTCGAAGTGTAATAGGGGTTGGAAGTGAACTAGATGAGTTTATGAGTGATACGTGGGAACAACTAAAAGAACAATGGGAACTTGAAGAGAAAAATGAAGACGAGGGTGAGGGTGAAGGTGATGGCGATAAAACCGATAACGATGACGGTGACAGTGACGACGACAGTGATGGTGATGAACACGTAGATGGCGGCGATGTAAAAGTACCCGAAAGCGTTTTTACAATGCCTTTATAAAGTTGAAAAGGAATAAATTAGGAATAGTATTTATTCTTTCTTCGTTTTAATAGTTAAAAATTATTTTTATTAAATAGTAATGAAAATAATTATAAGTTTTTTTATTTTTTGCATAGTTCTTTTTGTATATTTACATATTCAGTTTCATTTAAAAACTAGCAATGATCTAGAAGTGTATGAATTAGATGATGCATCGAAAGATAAATTAGAGGAAGTTTGTGATATTCGACAGCCTGTATTATTTGACTTCAATGATGAAAAAATGATAGAAACTACTAGTAAAAATTTTATTGTCGAGAACTATCCATCTTTTGAAATAAAAATTAGAAATACAAATGATAATGATAAAAATAGCGAACTATATGTACCTCTTCCACTGCATGCATCTAGAAAACTATTTGACGAAGATAAAAATGCATGTTATTTTTCCGAAAATAACAGTGATTTTTTAAATGAAACTGGTGTTATAAAAAATTTTAAATATAACGACATTTTTTTACGGCCTTATATGGTTTCGAATATGAACTATGACATAATGATGTCTAGCAAAGACACCATAACACCTTTCAGGTATGAAAATAATTATCGAAATTATTTTTTATGTACGCAAGGATCTGTAGAGATTAAAATGGCACCTCCTCAAAGCTCAAGGTATTTGTATACTGAACACGATTATGAAAATTTTGAATTCAGATCTCCTGTCAACCCTTGGAATGTTCAAACTAAATATGCAGATGATTTTAATAAAATTAAATGCTTAGAGATTTCATTAACAAAAGGAAAAATAGTTTATATTCCTGCATATTGGTGGTACAGTATTAAATTTAGTAAAGATAGTAGTGTTTCTTGTTTCAGATACAGAACATACTTTAATAATTTAGCAATTTCACCTTATATTTTCATGCATATGCTTCAACTACAAAATGTCAAACGAGAAACTAATAATAAAATTCCGATTGAAATGTTGCAAAAAACGAATGACAATACTACAATTTTAGGAAACAATAATAACAATAACAACCATAATAGTAGCAACCACAATAGTAGTAATAATGATACAAAAAGCAATGAAGCTGAACCTTTACAAAGCAATGAAAATTCTATCCAACCTAACATCGATGTTGATATTGTTAATACATCAACAAATATAGATAATTTAGCTATTTTATAAAATAAAATATTTGTAATTTATATAAAATGGCAAAGTCTAGAAGTAGTAAAAAATCCATGCTTTCTTTTTTAAACATTTTTGGTAAGAGTAAAAAAAGAAGTGCTACGCGTAAAAGTCGCAAAAGTCGTAAAACTCGTAAGCACAGAAAAAGTAGAAGACACATGAAAGGAGGTTGAGGTGGGTCTCCAAACCCTATTATACCACAACCACAAATAAATAACGTGAACTAGCCAATAACCCCACATAAAAAAAGTTATTTGAATGACGACTTCAATGAAAACCATTAAATCAGAATAAGTAACAAATAACTTTTTTATTTTTATAATTTTTTCAATAATCTTAACTTGCGTAAATTCATTTATGTAATTTTTTATAGCTTTCTTCGTTATAACAAATTATTTTGTCTATTTTATTTCTACAATAAGGACAGTTTGTATTTTTTCTCTCCATTAGTTCATTTGTACAGTCAACACAGAATTCGTGATTACATTCCAACTTAGCTGTGTTTATTTTTGAACACGAATTATAACAAATAGAACATTCCATTTCTGTGTTACTAGTATCACCCAGAACCACCTCATCCAAAACAACATTGTAAACTGCAGTATTTTTGAATTCGTCCAAGTTGTTGAAGTTTTCGTCAGTTTCGGTGGTTTCGTTATTTGCCAAATAGTTTAAAAGTATTCCATCTATTATGCTACTAATTCTTACAGGTGTATCTTCACCAAAAGGAATAAAATTATATTCATGTAGCGAAAATAATGAAAAGTCTAATTGGTACAAAACTCGAATAATTTTATTGACACTTACTTGTAAAAGTGAATTTATTCTCGAGTAACAAAAACGACATGCAACTGATTTTACTATTTTTATGTTTTCTTCATTTTGACCACAAAAGTTATATATATATTGTTCTACAGACTGAATAGATAGTATTCTATTATAATTATTCATTGATAAGGTTTCATCTTTCAAATGTATTAAATAATTATAAAACATTTGCAAACCCGTGTCGTCGCATGTTGTAACGTTATGACCACCATTATTACAAAATGAACACTTTCTCGTGTACCTTCTAACACGATTTATAAAACTGTTATTTAACCTTCCTTCAGGTATGTTTTCCATTACATTGTTCATGTTTTCACTTAATTAGTTCAGTTAGTATTTTAATTACTATAAAATACGTAATTGTATATCAATTTTTTTTTATAAATTACTTATTACCTAGTACGCGACACTTATTACATAAAAAAAGTGAAACAAAATAAACATATTAATTCTTAAGTTAAATATAACTTTATAATTTTAT